CCTTTTTTATGCGTCTAAATATAAACAGATATAATCTTTTATCATGACACCGATAAAATGGTTTGCTGCTACAATAGGAGTAGTAATAGGTGTATCACATATTGGTATGATTGGCATGGTTGCCAACAGAAAGGACAGCAAGTTACCTGACCTAGACATACCTGTAGGTCCTTATACTTCATACGTAGTGCAAGCAGACAAAGAGGGATACAAGATCAGTTATACTGCAAACGATCCCAAGACAGCGTATATAACTAAGGACATCAAAGAGAAGGGTGGTTTCTTAGGACTAGCAACAGAGACAACAAAGGTTGTTGAAGAATACTTCATGGATGGTCAGATCAACCAAGGAGCTCCAGTATCTAATCAAAGATCATGGATTGCACCTCTTGATCAGTTTGTCAAAGATAACCCAGAACTGTCACAGAAAGACCTTGCATGTATCAAGGCAGTCGGAAGTGCAGAAGGAACTGGGAGACTGGTTGGGACTAGCGTTGGTGCTGCTGCTGCTCCTGCTGTGTCCTCTATTCCCTTTGTTGGTTGGGTTGCTGCTGGTTGGATAGCAATGTTCGGAGGAGAACAAGGTTCTAGCATAGGTGGTAACATGGCACAAGACTTAAACAAAAACTGCTAATGGCACAATTTGCACCAAAGAATAAAAACTTTTTATCCCCTGTTGGATTCAAGTTTATAATGAGTAGGACACCTAATGTGGATTACTTTTGTCAAGCTGCTTCTATACCAGAGGTAAGTATTGGTGCAAGAGAGATCTCTACACCTGTCAAAGACTATACTGTGCCAGGTGATAAGATGACATTCGGTGATCTTAACTTGAGGTTCTTAGTTAATGAAGATCTAGACAACTACTTTGAAATATACAAGTGGTTAAAAGGTTTAACTAACCCTAGTAACACAGGAGATTTTCAGAAATATATTAACACTGTAGATGAGAAAGGTAGGGATTCTGACTTTACAAAAACCATGTCAGATGCTAGACTGTTAGTATTGAACAGCAATTACAACAGTATTGCTACAGTTAATTTCTTTAACATATTTCCTACGAGTTTAACCACTCTAGAGTTTGATGCATCTGTAACAGACATCAATTACTTTACAGCAGAAGTTAATTTTAAATATACCATCTACGAAATTGCAGATAAAGATCAGAATAAAGTATGAATCTAGAAACTTTGAATGATATGTGGGAGAAAGATTCTCCTTTAGATGATGAAAAACTAGACCACGACTCGTTATCCATACCAAAATTACATGCTAAATATTTAAGACTTTACAATAACTTTACTACCCTTCGGGATCAAGCAGAGTTAGATGTAAAGCGTACTTACCGTGACAGGTGGGAATACTATACAGGCAAATCGGAATCTCCTTTTCCGCTGAAACTGATCAAGACAGATGTTCCAATATATCTGGAAGCTGATCAAGAATATCAAAAAAGTGTCCTTAAGGCAAAGTATTTAAACCAGATGGTCGATGCAATCAAGACCATTCTCTCGGCAATCAACAACCGTTCTTTTCATATAAAGAATGCGGTTGAGTTCGCCAAGTTCCTTAAAGGATATGAAATCTAATGTATTCATTCAGAAAAAGAATGAAGTTTATTTGACAGTTGAATGCGAACCTCATGTAGGACATGAGTTAGCAGACCAGTTTACCTTTGAGGTGCCAGCAGCAAAGTTCATGTCAGCATACAAAAAGAGGTATTGGGATGGGAAAATCAAACTCTTCAGCCCTGCTACAGGTGAGATATATGTTGGTCTTCTACCTTACATTATTGCGTTTTGCGAAGAGAAGGGGTATGAGGTTATCCATAGAGACAATGAATTCTATGGTCTTCCATCAGAGATGGATGAATTCGTTACCCCTGAAGGAATAGGAGACTACATAAAGACTCTCAGACTACCGCACAAGGTCAGGGACTATCAGTACAAGGGAATATACGAAGCACTCAGACACAAAAGAAAACTACTACTGTCTCCCACTGGTTCTGGTAAGTCCTTAATGATCTATGCACTAGCAAGATTCTGGACACTTAAAGGATTAAAAACACTTATAGTAGTTCCGACTACATCTCTGGTAGAGCAGATGTATCAGGACTTCATAGACTATGGATGGGATTCAAAGACTCATTGCCATAGAGTGCGTGGTGGTATAGAACCATCCACTGACAAAGATGTGACAATAACCACATGGCAGTCAGTATATAAACTACCAAGACAATACTTCTCAGACTTCGGTGCCATCATAGGAGATGAAGCACACCTATTCAAAGCAAAGTCTTTGACAAGTATTATGAATAAACTGTATGATTGTAAATACCGCGTTGGTTTTACAGGGACTTTAGATGGCACAGAAACAAACCGTCTTGTTCTCGAAGGTGTATTTGGTAGTGTCAACAAGGTTACTAAGACAGAAACATTAATTAAAGAAGGACATCTATCAGAGTTCCAGATCAAAGTATTGATACTGAAGCATAAGAGAAAACCATTTGATACCTATCAAGAGGAGATGGATTATCTTGTTGAGCATGAGCAGAGAAGTAAGTTCATACGTAACCTAGTTTGTGACCTATCTGGAAACACACTCGTCCTGTTCAACTACGTTGAACGGCATGGCATGCCCCTTTTTGATATAATAAATAAGAAGGTAGGGGATAACCGTAAAGTCTTTCTCGTACATGGTGGCATAGATACTGAAGACCGTGAACTAACAAGACAGATCGCAGAAACTACTAATGATTCAATAATCGTGGCATCGTATGGAACTTTCAGCACTGGTATTAATATTAGGAATTTACATAATGTTGTCTTTGCATCGCCTAGTAAAAGTAAAATAAGAAACCTTCAGAGCATTGGTAGAGTTCTAAGAAAGGGCGACCACAAGACCAAAGCAACTCTTTATGACATAGCGGATGATATGTCCAAGGGTAAAAAGAACAACTATACACTCAATCATTTGGTTGAGAGAGTTAAAATATACAATGAAGAAAACTTTGATTATGAATTCATTGATGTCCCAATCAGAGAGTCCAATGGATAAAACAGAATTTTTAGCAGCAATTAAATTAGTATCTGGAGAAGAACTACTCTCTATGGTAACATCCGTGCATGACGAGAACGGTGACTATTTGATTGTAGAGAACCCAATAGAAGTAGAAGAAGTATTATTACCAAACAAACAGGCGGGGGCAAAAGTGCAACCGTGGATGAAGTTTTCTAGAGAAGAACAGTTTGTTATTCCTAAAGAACATATTATTACAATAGTAGAAGTGACCGAAGAGGTGGCGATATTCTACCACATGTCTTTAAGGAAACTTAATAGTGATTTTATAACTGACGCCAAAGGTAAGATATCTACTGTAGATGAAGCTCGTATCAAGTTAGATAAGATATTTAAAGATGGTAGCTAATGTCTTTTCTGAAATCGCACACTCATAGTGTAATGGTTTTATCACACCTTGTCAAGCCCCCATTGACAATTGGTGTTTTTTGTTATAAAATACATACATAACGACGTAAATAAATGAAACGTAAAAGAGTTGTATCGGAGCATTATGTAAACAATAAAGAATTCTTGGAAGCATTAATTGTATTCAAGGCGAAATGTGCTACTGCAAAAGAAGCGGGTGAGACCCGTCCTCGGATCAGTAATTACATTGGAGAATGTTTTTTAAAGATTGCTACACACTTATCATACAAACCAAACTTTGTCAACTACATGTTCCGTGAGGACATGATATGTGATGGCATTGAAAATTGTGTGCAATACATAGAAAACTTCAACCCAGAGAAATCCAAGAACCCCTTTGCATATTTTACTCAGATAATATACTATGCTTTTTTACGTAGAATACAGAAAGAAAAACGTCAACTAGAAATTAAGAATAAGATACTAGACAAGTCAGGATACGAGGTTGCTTTCCATACGGATGACAAAACTGGATCTTCTGACTATAATACAATTAAGGAGAATGTTCAGATAAAAATTAAATGACCTATCCTATTACAATCGTAGATAACTTCTTTGAAGATCCCGATGGTATAGTAGAGATGGCAAATGAGTTGAGATATTATACTCCTAATACTGGTAACTGGCCAGGTCAAAGAACTAAAAATTTACATGTAGAAGAACCTAGATTCTTTACATACTTTGGCAATAAACTACATTTGTTATTTTATGAAACTGTTCCTGAGTATTGGAATTTACAATGCCATTTCCAAATGATACACCCATTCTGTGACGATAAGAATAGTAAAAAGAATAGAGGGTGGATTCACAGAGACATTGACACATGGTTTGGTGGTATAGTATACTTAAAGAAAGACCCCGAACCAAACACAGGAACGTCAGTCTATAAAGTCAAGAAAGGATTTTCCCATCAATATGCTGAAGAGATTGAACAAAAAGAAGCACTCTATAGAAGCGAGAATGTAGATGACGCAGAGTATAACAAAGCATACGATGCTATGAGAGATCAATTTGAAGAGACTGTGACCGTAGCAAACGTATATAATAGATTTGTTATGTTCAATGGTAATACACATCACGGTGTGCAAACTTTTGGAACAACTCCTAGATTAACTTTAAACTTTTTTGGCATGGCACAAACAGGTAAACTACCACCACTACTAAGATCTAATAGATGAAGATAGCAATAATAACAGATCAACACTTTGGTGCAAGGAAATCTAGTCGTATCTTTCATGACTTCTTTAATAAATTTTATAAGAATACATTCTTTCCTACCCTAAAAAAACGCGGGATCGACACAGTATTAGATCTAGGTGACACCTATGATAATCGTAGGACTCTAGATCTCTGGGCAGCAAACTGGAGCAAGACAGAATACTTTGACAAGTTAAGAGACATGGGCATCACAGTTCATTCTCTTGTAGGAAATCACACAGCATATTTTAAAGATACAAATGACGTCAATACTCTTACTGGTATTGTGGGTGAGTATAATAATCTTCACATCTATAATAAGGCAACGGAAGTAGAGATAGGTGGGTTGCCTATTCTATTCATACCATGGATCAATCAACAGAACTCAGAAGAAACTTATAAAAAAATTGCAGATTCTAAATGCTCTGTAGCAATGGGTCATCTAGAACTGAATGGATTTGAAGCACACCGTGGTTACATCATGGATCATGGTGACAGCACAACACCATACAGACACTTCAAGAAAGTATTCTCAGGTCACTTCCATCGCAAGAGCACTAGAAATAATATATCATACTTAGGTAACCCATACCAGATCTATTGGAATGATTATAGAGACGCACGTGGATTCCATATCTTTGACACCGAGACATTAGAATTGGAGTTCATAAAGAACCCATAC